GCTGTGTTTAGGAACAAGCCTGATTGATTACCAGCCCCATCCGTTAGCTCTCTTAAAGAAGCTGAAAGGACAGCGTTGTCAATAGTCTTAAAAAGCCCTTGATACGTTGCAGAAATTTTGGTATTAAATAGAGTCGCCATTCGTTGATTTTTTTGTTTTATTAGTTTCAATCTTCTTTAGAAAGACCTTGAGCTTTTTAATGTTTTCTTCTTTGACTTTATACTTTACAGCACCCATCCGTTGAATGTTGCATTGTACGAAGGGTAAATATCATCGTTTGAATTACTTGTGTACTCAGGAAACAAAGTTTGATTAAAAGACATATAATCAATGAACCTTCTAGAGTACCATTCAGCGTTCGTTCTTGCTTTTTCCACTAGGTAGTCTACCTCTTCCTTTGAAACGGTGTCAGCGTTCTCTGAGCGGTGTTTAAACATACCCCCGTTGCGTATCTGATAACTGGCAAAAGGAATATAATCTACTTGAGCAAACCAAATTAACATAGAAACAACATAATCGTCTAGTAGTAGTTTCCAACGTGCGTTAGCAGCTTTATCAATGCCATCTACTAATGCTGCCGTTAAGCCTTCATACATTTTTGTACCTAAGTAGTTTTGAATATGAATCTCCTGCGCCAATTTGATAAATTGCAGATACTTATCCGTATCAACATTCCCATCAATGATAGAGTTGCGAACAAGGTCGGTTCTGTTTATAAATAATACTGTTGCCATTGTCTAATTATTTTGGGTATGCTCCTCTACCTGATTGTTTGTCCGTTGCTATTGCTGCTTTTTTAGAACCCCTAGGGTTTCTTAATGCGTAGGCAGGTATAGTTCTAGTTTTCTTGTAGTTCTTAAGGTTTTTAGATGCCTCAGTTTTGCTTTCAAGCCTATATAAAACCCTTACCCATTTATGTTGACAATAGATACCACCTTTTAACTCAAAGATGTTGTAGCGAATACTAGGTTTGTGTCTAAATTCTACGTTTACATTTTCGAAATTACTAGCCTTGTCAATATCTTCAATACGCCATACAGTACCCGCGCTGCTCATTGACATCATATTTTCACAGAAGTCTCTAGACTTACCTGTTTTTTTCATACCTCTAGCGTACTTATACCTAATTTTGTATAAACCGTTTTTAGAGTCTAAATCACTATAAGCAGAGCCGTCAGCTTTTGAGGTTACAAAATCTTTTAACCCTACAAGGGTTTTTATCTTTGAAAGTGTTGTTTCTGCTTTTTCATTTATTAAATAAGCAGCCCAGTCTTCGTTGCTATATTCTGAACTTTCGTCTAATTCATCAACCACAACCCATTCGTCACCCATTTGGGTTCCTGATTCACCTAATGAACCTAATAATATTTTTGTATTGTCATTTGATAGCTCAGTAGATAAAGCAACACAGTTTGGAACTTCTTTTCCATCTTTTATTTTAGTTCCTTTTTTTTCGTAACCATCCCAACAAGGACTTTTTAAAGAAATGTCGTGATTTTCACAAGGCATAAAATAAATAACACCCTCAACTTCCATTTCGTGATAGCCACCACAACCATCGGCTTCAGCCTTTGCTATTGCTTCTTCTTTTGTTTCGTATGCTTGTTGACCATCTATTGTTTTAAGAGAAAACCTTTGCATTTCCACACCAGTTTCTTCTTCAATTTCTTCTGTGTCTTGTATCGCGCTATCTACTTCTGTAAATTCTAGCGGCTGTAAGGTCGTAAAGTATAGGTTTAAGGCAATACCGTTGTAAGCTAGTAGTATATCAAATGAATCTATTAAAAGCTCTTGAAAAGGTCTTATAACGGTGTTGTCCATCAATAAAGATGCTGTCTTAATTTCTTCAGCGTTATTACCTAATCCGCTTTGGTCTTTAATACCTAAAAGCATAGGTGAAACGATTCTGTGAGCAACCATTATCTTTTTAGTGGCTTCGTCACTTAAAAATTGGTATTGGTTATGAGCATCGCTTAATTGAACAGGGGTGATTTCTGCTTGGCTTTCCTTGTTATCGTTAAATGCTAGTATAAACTTACCTGCGTTGCTAGTTCCTGAAAACTTTTGAGCAATTTTAGTCTCAATTAATTGACGTTCTTCTTGATTTGGGGTACCGTTGTTAAAATTGATTAACATACTGGGTGCCAAGCCATTAAGGATATTATTGAGGTGATAGTTTGAAACTTCTTCTTCTAATTCTGCGTACTGTAAACCACCTTGATAATCAACTGGGCTGTAATAATAAAATCCAGACTTGTAAGGTTTGATATAATATATTTCGATATTCTCATTTGACATACCGTAAGCAGGTATTCTAAGAGGTGTATCGCTTCTTTTAACATTAGGCCAATCCTTAAAATAATAATACGCAGGTACTTCACCTTCATCATTAGCCTTTTCCGCTCTTAATGTTTCAATAGGCATATGCTCGACTTGAGCAATACGCTTTCTATCCTTAGAATAAATTACTTGAACAGCACATTGACCCATCAATTTTAAGTCATAACATAATTTTCTGACTACATCTTTTTTAAACAAAGAAATCATCTGAGCGTACTCATTGGGCTTACTACTTGAATCCGTAGCGTTTAACCCTTTTCCATAAATAGCTTGACTGATTCCATTGATAGCGGCATTATTAGTTGGGCTTCCATTATACCTATCTATAAGATATTGAAAGTAATTGTTGTCCGCACCATATTCAATGTAATCCTCCCCCTTTATTTCTTTGATTTCAGGGCTTGTATAAGTGCTTAGGTTTACAAAGCCAAACTCTGACACCTTAGAAGCCTTCTTAAATTGGCCCTTATCGTTTCTCAATTGTGTGTTTTTCATCGTACTGTATAGGTATTATCAAATCCTTTGTAGGTAGTAAATTGACCTTTATTTAATTCATAATGGTCATTATCGTTGAGCTGGTCAATGTCTTGGTCTGTACAAAAAATTCTATCTCTAAAAATGTCTTCTTTGTAATTACCATCTATTTGCCATAAAACGTCATACAAGTTCCAAAAGCTGTTGTTTGTATTCCAAAAATCATAATCAACGTATAAATATAGGTCATAGAAATGGGCCTCAACTAATACAGGAAAAAACGCCTGAGCAAATTGTAAGTAATTACCGACCGTTGTTCCTGTCTTGTTTTGATATACTACTGTGACGTTGGTACTGTCGTCACGTATAGACATTGAAAAATCGCTATCATCATACTGTCTAGGTATTACAGATATCGTTTGTGCCGCTGCTGAGGTGGTTAATATTATCATACTCTTATATAACGTAAAAAAGAAACGAATTTGTAGAATCGTTTAAGCAAAAAAAAAGCCCCCAATTATGGGAGCTTAATTTTCTAACTTAAAAAGCTGATTAAGCAGCCGTTGGGTCAATTTGTAAATTTGAAACTGAAGGTGTAGCGTTTAAAAAGAAAGGTGCTGTTTCTTCCATTCCTTCAAATGTTAAAGTAAAACCACTTAAATCACCTGCTGCTGCTCCTGTAACGACTGTACCACCTGTACATTCCATACCGTTTTCAAAACCACAAAGGAAACTATTTCCGTAATAATCAACTACCACGATGTAAGGACGAGAAACTGCAAGAATTTGCAATTCTGCCTGAGTCTTAGCATCTAAAAATGTTAATGTCAAAGCTAAAGTCTGGGTATAGAATGTAGTACCATTTTCTCTTGAACTGGTTACAGTTGTTTCTAGACTAGAATTACCTTTTACATCATATTCAAACCAAGTAGGAGCAGGGTCACCATTTGTGATAGTTGCTATTTTAGTATCCGCAGCGACACCAACACTATCAATAGTGCCAAAGTTTGCAAATAGAACTGTTTTTATGCCGCCAAAAGCGGACTTACAAGGAACTTTCCGTCCCGTCGTTAATACACAAGCCATATGTTTTTTGTTTTAAAAAAAAAGGGTGAGCGGATTAATACCACCCACCCCTTTCTAAATATTATTAATTGATTAAGCGTACTCGACAATATCAGAAGCGATTCCGAATTGAACAGCAGAGGTAAACCTCATTACCATTCTCACGTTGTTCGAAGCATCTAAGTCAGTCATATCTAAAACCTTAACAGCGTTAGTATCATTCAACAAACCAGTACCGAAATACAAGTTAGAACGTTGAGCAACATACATTTTGTCAGCCTTCATTCCTGGACATACAAATACTTTAACTCCGTTGACAGTCAAACTTCCGTTATTCCACCATTGAGTCCCCATATTCTCAACCCCATTAGCTCCTAAACCATTAGCGGCAAAACCACCAAGAGCTTGAACATAGAATTTAGCAGCGGCTGAACCAACGTAAAGGAATAAATCTTCTTTACCGTAAAGAGCTGCTGGAATAGCATCAACTACTAAACTCATTTGAGCAATGATATTTGCTGCTGAAAGAGTTGCTGCGGTTACTTGTTGAGCTGCGGGAATATCTCCTGCTGCTGCTGCTGCTGCGATTAGTTTTTCAAAACCGTCAAACGAGTTATTACTTGCCGCAGTTGTGTCTCCCTGCCAAATACAGAACTCAGTATTTTGCGCGACCTCAGATGCTACGTGAGCAATCATAAAGTCAGAGAATTTTGGTGGCAAAGACTGACCTAAACCATAACCCATTGATTGACTTTCCCAATCGTTTACAAAGTCATATTTACACAATTGTAGATTCACTTGTAGCTCAACTGGCTGAATGATTCTTTCTGTAAGTGTTACAGAACTGTTTGGTGCAAAATCACAAGATGCGGGACTTACTAGGTTACCAGTTGCCAATTTCTTGATTACCTCTTTGAAAGAGATGTTAGCTTTTACAGTCAAACCACCGTCATCAATAGTTGATGCGCTTAAAAGTGCTGCTGCGATGTACTCACCTGCAAATTCTCCTGCGTAACTTGTAGTGATATTTGTTGTTGTAGCCAATGCTACACTTCTTGAATTACTCATATTCGTTTTGATTTATTTAATTAATGCTTATCCTTCTGATGCCCAGATTCCTTGTCCACCTACAATGTAGTATTCAGTTAAACTAACTGCTCTTAATTCAACCCAATCACCTAATTTAGATGTTGCCTTTGTGTTAATTAAGTCTTTTCCTAATACTCCTGATGCGTGAAAAACTGCTGCTGCTTGAGTCATTCCACC